TTCTCTATCAAATCAATGTAGAGTCAAAGAACCGTGTTGAGTGTAAAGAACTCCAAATAAAAATCGAAAAGATTATGGAAGAACAAGGATTTTATCAAACCACAGGTGGTTTAGATGAATGGATTCCAGAAATAAAACGCTACGTAGACGCTCGGACTTACAAGGGTCGGAGTGCTCTATATGAAGAATATTAAAAATTAAGAAAGAGGTGCTATAAATGGCATTAGTTGGTTTTAAACGTATGACAGTTCGTGTGTTGGATGGAAATGCTACTCCAACATTAGGACAAAACCTTTTTGTAATCGAAGGTCAAACTGGTAAAGGTGCGACTCGTACTGCTAAGATTTCAGGTCTTGCAAGTGATCCAGTAAAAACCTATGGTAGTGACGTTGCTTACCACGTATCAAACCGTGGTGTTGGTGACGTTAAGATGGAAATGACTGCAGTTGATATCCCTGCAACTGTACTTGCTAAAATCCTTGGCCACGTAATCAAGGATGACATCATTGGTATTGGTGCTGACACAGTAGCTCCATACTGCTCAGTTATGCTTGAATCTAAAGCAGCAGATGGTACACAAGCACAAGTCGGTTTCTTCAAAGGACAATTCTCAATGGATGCTGAGGAATTTGAAACCATCAAAGACAAACAAGAAGAACTTCCAGATGATAGCTTGAGCTTCTCAGCTATCGCAAGTGACGATGCAGACACTTCTGGTCTTTACTATATCAAGTATATCGGTAAGGACGAAACCAAGCTCAAAAAATTCAAAGGACAACTTAAAATGGTTGCTGCAGGGTAGAAAGAGAGCGCAAGCTCTCTTTTTATCTTATTTCTAGAAAGGAAAGAATATGGCTAAGGTTAAATTTTTAATTAAAAACAAAAAGGGTCAAGACGTTCAAAAGACTAGTAAAGAAATTACTACTAAGGACTATCGTGACTACTTGATTCTCAATGAAGCACTATCATCTGATGTGTCAGAGGTAGAGAAATTAGACAAACAATTAGAATTCATCGCCTCACTGTTTGAAGATTTGGAAGTGGAAGAGCTTTTGAAATTCACGGACATGGCAGATATTTTTGCGGTATTTGCAGACATCTACTCTCATCTGGTTGGTGATGTTGACCCAAAGGAGAAAAAATAAAGCCAAGTGAAGCGCTGAAAAGGTTTTATGGTTTTGTCAAGCAAGCTACTGAAGGTCCATACGGTATGAGTATCCGTGATGTGATGGATACGAGCTGGGAGGACCTAATGGGTGTTCTTGGTCAAACCGAATCTGATAAAACTGAGGAAGTCATGGATCTTGCTGACTTTCTCCAGCTTATCTGATGTAAAGGCTTTACAAAACACTTCAATAGGCATATAATATGGGTAAGGAGGTGAGTAGAATGAAGATGGTAGAACAAAATCGCAGGCGGTGTCTATTTTGGACATTGACTTTTGTAATATATATCTGTTTTGGTATTTACTGTGTTTGTACGAACTTTGGGAATACGATTGGGCAGGTATTATTGTCGCCATTCATCATCGCTTCTTTGCCTTTATATGGATATGGCCTCCTAGGTGTTTTTATATGGGCAATGATGTCTATGGCTTTTAATGATTATAAGAAATAAAAATAAGAAAAGTCCGCAAGGGCTTTTTTATTTACTTTGAATGTATCTTTGAGATAAAAGGAGGAACAATATGGCAAGCGGTACGCCGTTAGGTCAGATGTATATCGAGCTAGGGCTGGACGTGTCAAAGTTCAACCCTACTCTGAACGGTGCAAAAAACGCTGTAAAGTACTTTCAAAACAATGTCCGTTCTTTGGATAGTACTTTGAAAGGGAATGAAAAAAATACTAGCTTACTTCAAGCTAAATACAAGACTTTAGGACAAGCCATTGATTCGCAACGTAAAGTTTTGGATGAGATGAAGAAAAGTTTTGATAAACTCGAACCAGGCACTGCTAAGTTCGATAAAGCAGCTGCAGATATTGAGCGTGAAAATGCTAAGTTAGCAGCAATGGAAAACCAGCTACGTGGAGTTGAAAAAGCTTTGAAAGATGTTGGTCGCGAAAATAGCTGGGCTGGGAAGATGGACAAGCTAGGAGACACCTTTAAACGTGGCGGCGAAAAACTCCGTGCAATGGGTGATGCTATGAAGCCTGTGTCTACAGTTCTTACTGCTGGCTTTGCTTTGTCAACTAAGAAAGCTATAGACTTTGAAAGTCAAATGAATACGACCAAGTCGCTCCTAGCAGATACTATCCCAACCGCGGATGAACTGAATAGCACTACACAAAAATTGGGTGAGAGTTCGAAAGGTTGGGCGAAGCAGTATGGTATTTCAACATCCTCAATCAATGAGGGGATGCAGGAAATTATCAAAAAAGGGTTTGATGCTAATCAGACTATTGCTGCTATGCCTGCTATCTTAGATGCAGCAAAGGCATCGGGGGATGATTTTAACGTGGTAATGAATGCTTCGACTAACATCTTGCGTCAGTTTGGGCTAGAGGCTAAGGATACGAACCGTGTTACAGATAGTTTGACTTATGTGGCCAATAAGACATCGGCTGGCTTTTCAGATATGGGGCTAGCTATGGAGTATATAGGTCCTGTGGCTCACTCTTTGGGGATGTCTATCGAAGAAACGTCTGCAGCTATCGGTCTTCTTTCTGATAATGGTATCGCTGGAGAAAAAGCTGGTACAGCTTTACGTGGTGCGCTTTCTAAATTGCTCAAGCCTTCTAATTCCAATGCTGCAGCAATGAAAGAGCTTGGTTTTAGTGTTGAAGAATTCCAATCTGGCGCTTTAAAACTACCTGATATCATTGATCGCATCAAGGAATCAACAAAAGGGTGGACAGATGCGGAGAAATCATCTGCTATTGCTCGTGCCTTTGGTGTTGAAGCTCAAACTGGGATGAATGCCCTTATCAACCAAGGAGGAGATGCGTTACGTAATCTTACTAAAGAAACCGAAAACGCTCGTGGGTATACTAAGAAATTAGCGGATGAGCTGTCTAAATCATCTAAAAATGGAGTAGAGCGATTCAAGTCAAGCTTGGAAGTACTTCAAATCAATATCGGTCAGAAACTCTTACCTTTACTCACCCCCCTCCTTGAAAAGGCAAATGAGTTTATTGAATGGTTAGATAAGGCACCCGAAAGTA